CAAGAATAACTAGAGTTTCAAGACTAATTTTTTTACCAAGATATAGTTTTAATGCTAGGGGATGTTGACCGTCACTAATCAATGGGTCAACGTTTGCTTTTTCAGCCTCTAACATAAGTGTAGAGATATCTTGCGTGAACAGATATGTCAGCTTCTCTTTTCTAGACTTCCAGTCCCGATATACATTATCACTTTCGGCATCAAATAGACCATTATGTCCATTGACAAAGTTGGCTACGAAATAGTCCACCATTTCAGTAAAACTAAATCGTTTGGCTAACTTACGAAACAATAGAACATCCTTACGCTTAAGGAATGTTTCACGTTTACATCTAACGCCAGATTTTGTTTTTGTGATGTCGTAATCATCGGAAGTAAAATGAAGTTTGAGTGACATGTAGACACGATAAACTTCGAAAGAGTCCATTAGAAGGGGAGCTTTCCATCCTTGCGCTTCAACATATTTAGTTCTTCCGCTTCCGCGCGGATCTTTTCCTTGAGTGAAGTAGTCAACAGAACCGATACTGATTCCATTTCAATCTCATTCTTCACGCAATAATCAACTAACAAGTCCATACACTGTAGACCTGTCGATGAGGCTTGCTTCTCAATAAATTGAGAAAACTCTGTAGAAGTTTTAAACTTCTTCGTAATCAGAAATTCGTTGCTGATTTCATCTACCACTTGAAAATCCTCGACCATAAAATTGTGTTCCACTCATTTCATTTTTATCAAAAAGATACCAGCAAGCATTATCCTTGCCAGTAAACTTACTATCTTCAATCCACTTCACTCTGCCAATGGCCACAATTTTACTACAATACTGTAGATAGGGTATCGCTTGTTTTGTATGCATCCAGTCGGCGTCAAAGAGAAGCCAAGTTGGGCGAATACTAGCAAACCTATCAATCAATGGATGTAGTATCCATCTAGACCATGGCGGATTAGTTATAATATACTCTGTATTAGCGGGAATGTCAACAGTTAATGCATCATATTTTTCAATAGAAGGGTCTTTAGGTTCAAGATCGGAAACCAAAGTAGCTACTGCATTACTATCAGTTAGTGTATCGATATGCCTACAGAGTCTACCGTCGCCAGCGCAAGGCTCAGCGAAGGTAAACTCCGATGGAAGAAAGGGTAAGAGAGGCTTTACTGCATCCAACGGAGTCGGATAGAAATCATTCTTACGATGTTCAAAGTTGCTTCTCTTACCCATTCTTTATCCTGCATAAAATATATGATCACCAATTTTAGCTACTCTACGTAAGTTCCAACGGGGATTTACGTAGTCTGCATGGTAGAATAGAACATTTTTTCCTAATACGCCATGATTGGCTCCGGCGAACAATACCTTCTCAGCCACTCTTTTGGCTTCTGCATATTGTTGCGCACTGCGGACACTCTTCTTTCCTTCGCACACCCACGAGAACTGACAAACACGTTTTGTTCTCTGGTATACAACGGAGCATACAGATTTAGGAAACTTGGGGCTATTTACCCGATTGATAGTGACGGCAGCAACGGCCAATTTGCCGTGAGTAGACTGGTTACCAGCCTCATAATAGATGTTGTCTGCTAGACACTTCAATTCTCTATTATTTGCCAGACGGATATTTTGCGTCTGGATTCTTTGTTGTGTTACTTTTCGTTGTTGTTCTTGGGCATCTTCTTTGATGTCCTGAATTACTTCTCCGACGCCGAGGGAATATTCCCTTGCTTCTCTTTCGATGGCAGTTTCAGCATATGAATTAATTCCATATAAACCATAACTTAATAGTGTAATAATCGAAAGAAACTTGAAGAACTTCTTGTTTAAGGAAGTCATCTTATTTCCATTTAGTTGTTAAACTTGAGAGGGTATTAGCCAGTGACTCCCCACACTGATTGCCCGAAGACAAAAAAAGACCCGCTGTGTTTGGCTTATTCAGTTACACACGTCGGGTCATATAACTATTTAGCATTTCTAAGTTCTACTTCCACGCATTTCATCGTATAAGAAGAACAGGTGATAGTTTTATTCTGTTTCGAGGGAAAACTATCAAAAACCCAATGAGATTATGCGGCTAGCGCATATCCTGCAAAGGCAACGTTATCGTTTGCATTTACTTTTAGTGGCACTTTGCCAAGCAATCAGTCTCGGACTTCCTATTACACGAAAATCGATCCTAGTTCACCCCCATCATAGATACACCATCATCCCTCACTTTAGTAGGCACCCCTTTCGGGTCGGACCTTGATGTATCTATGGTGGAGGTGGCGGGAGTTGCACCCGCGTCTTTCCGCCTTTATTGTTGCCTGTCAACAACTGATAATCTATATATAAGACCTTAAGTCTTATTTGTCAATACCTTTTTCAAACAAATCACGGGCTTCAAGCAATTTTTTTGCCCAATTGTCTCGTTTTTCTACGAACACCTGAGGCTCATCACCATCTACGGCAATCAAGATAACGAGAAAGGGAACAGGAATACCAGTTCGTTCTTCATACATGATTGCATATGCAGCGGTCTGCATAAAGTAGGAACTGATATGTTCCTTCTTCTTGGGCCGATTAGAAGTCTTAAAGTCGATTACGGCACGAATACCGTTGTATTCTCCGATACAGTCAACACGACCAGCCATACGCAAGAAGTCGCTGTATAGCGCCAGTTCTTGGCAGTGAATGTTATCGATAGGGTCAAGAATTGATTTAAACTTATTGAACATTTCCTTGTCTAACAAGGACGCTTTCACGCTATCGAAATCGACTTCTTCATTCTTTAGATATGATTCGGTAAGTGTGTGGATTTTAGTTCCACGAGTAGTAGCTTGCTTAGAAATGCGATTGGCTTCTTCTTCGCCAACGCGCTCACGCCACTTGTTGATGCCATCTTTATTCAGAACACCGAGAACAGTGGTAGCAGAGGGATATCCAACACCTAAGGCATTGACGTAAACTCTGCTACCATCTTCTCTTGTTTCATCTTGGGCGAAATCGGTATAATCATAGATCGTTTTAAACATATACTCTTATAACATGATTCGCTTAGTTTGTCAAGTCTTTTATGCGTATCTCTCCTCATATTCTAGTCTGGCCAGAATATATTCCTTAACTAATTTCGACCTTACTATATCATGAACAGAAAACTCTATAGTTTTGAACGAAGGCATTAGTTCGGCGATAGCGATGAACTTTTGAAGTCCCGACATATCGTTCTTTTTATATAGATCGGTTTGGCGGAAATCTCCGCAAAAGATGATCTTTGAGTTTCTGCCAATTCGGGTCATGATTGAGTTAAGTTCCATATCCGTCATGTTCTGACACTCATCAACAATGACGATGGAATTATCTAGAGTGATACCACGAACAAATGAGGTGATCATAAAGTTCACCGACTTCTGTTCTTGCAATCGCTGAAATGGCTGGATATGATTAAACAAATCCTCGCAGATTTCTACATAAGGTAACTGATAAACTTCTGTCTTTTCTTTTTCATCTCCTGGTAGATGACCAATTTCTCTTGATGGAACAGCAGAGCGGACAATCACTACTCGCTCAAATACTGTCTCTGGATTTAGTGCTTCCTCTAGTGCTTTATAAAGTGCGATGTAGGTTTTCCCTGTACCTGCTACACCGTGTAGTAGAGTTGCTGTGGACTGTTGATCGTATAATTCAAAAAATTGTCTCTGATTGAAGTTCTTTGGTTGAATGTGTTTGAGGTCTTCGTATTTTACCTTGCATAATTTACTCTTCTCTAAGGTTACTGGAGCATCGTTATTTGAGACAACTTGTAATGGGTTTTGTTTTTTTCTTGCCATGACAGTCCTTTAGGGGTTTGAGTTGATACAAAAAAGGCGACCCTGCAAGCGCAGAGTCGCCTAGTGCCGAGGGAGGCACTGTGAATTCGGGAGGTGAAATCGGTATAACTGTCTTCATGCAGTTATTTATTGTGTCGCGTCTTTCCACCAGCAAGGAATTTCACGATTTTTCCATTTTGCCATAGTTTTTTTTGCACCTACATAATAGTTACGATATGACTGTAGAGAGTCACCATGTACCTTGTATTCGTCTGGCATAGCAGGAGTTGGCTGTGTCAGATGACTGACTGGAATATTCTGAGGCGGCTTGCGGAGAAAATACACTAGTCGTTCGGTAGCATGGATTTTACCATAGCGATGAGTGTATTCTGCAAGCAAGGATTGGAATAGACATACAAGCCAGTTATAATTATTGTTAGACTGGCGAACCCAGACAGCACTCGGATGATTGATATGCGTAGCTTTGTAGAGGACTGTTTCAAGAGTATTGTCTTCCATTCGCCAGCGTTTGATTGACCTGCCATTGGCAGTCTTATCCACATATTCTACGCCGTCGATTACGCGATGGGCGGTAGATAGCAGTTGTGCATACTCTATAATCATCTTGACGACATGCTTGTCGTTATGATATTCGGCACACTTGGAAACGTCACGGTCCAAATAAAAGATATTCATAATATATTAACTTTCTTCAATAGATTCACGTATGCAGCGTATGTGATTCTTAGCTACAGTTGATATTATATCAGATTGGCTGGCAATGTCAAGACATTCTATAACTTCAATTGGGTCCATTGCTAATAAGTCGTCTATCATGTTTCTATTTGGAGTAACCCCAAAAGCATTAACGCAAAATAACACAATCTCTATATCAGCATCCGTATACAACGGTATGCGATAACTTCTAGCTTCCTTGCGAAATTTGTTCGGGAACTTTAGAATATTGCTCATGTAAATATTTATTACGAAAAGACTTTCACGCCATATTTGGCCTCAAAATCGTCTGCATCTTTGAAGTTATTCACCATGGGCATACCCTTGATATTGAGACTCGTATTCAATAGCATTGGACATCCAGTTTCTTCATACCATCTGCTAATAAGTTCATATAGTCCAGAATGTTGCTCTTTTGTCACAGTCTGGACACGAGATGTCCCATCAGCATGAACAATAGCAGGAAACCGATCAGGATATTTACATCTTGAAGTATATTGCATATAAGGGGAGTCTTCCCATGACATTTCAAAGTAGTCTCTCGCATGTTCTGCCAGAATGACTGGAGCGAACGGACGAAACTTCTGTCGTTGCTTGATTTCATTTACTCTGTCCTTTATATCATGACCTCGTGGGTCTGCTAGAAGACTGCGATTGCCTAATGCTCTTGGCCCAAATTCTGCTTGCCCATTTGCTACACCCACTATACCCGTCTTACGCAATTCTGTCAAGAGTTTTTCTACAGGAAACTCTCCTCCCATATCTGCGCCTAGATATGGGCCCTTCCAGTTAAACTTCTGTCTGTTGTTAGCTGCAATAGCACCTAAAGAACTACCCGAATCTCCAGGATTAGGCATAATCCAGACATTATCAAAATACTTTCGTGCAATATGATTTGCACTACAGTTTAACGCACATCCACCCATAAGAACAAGATTGTCTTGGAAGGTGTCTTTCATCTTTGCGCGTATCAGTAGTTTTTCAAATTCTTCTTCATATACTTTTTGCGTTGCTGCGGCAACACTATAGTGGTCCAAATCAAAGTCATCATTACGCCACCAACGACATCCGCGATGAAGGTTTTCAGATTCCCAAAGATTTCTAACTTCGTCGTAATATTTTTCGGGTTCGCCATATGCTACCATTCCCATTAAGATATATTCATCTTCATTTGCTTTAAGACCAACTCGGTCTGTCATGGCAGAGTAGAACAGTCCCAAAGACTTGGGATAGTCCATCGACCATTTCTTTTTCAGGTTCTCACCGGAACATTTCCAGATAGACGCGGTATCAAATTCACCGATAGCGTCAATAACGAGAGCGGTCGCATTCTCATAAGGCGAAGTGTAAAAGCCAGCTGCGGCATGGGATTCATGATGATATGCAAATTCAACAGGAATATCTTTTAGACCGAATGCCGCAAGATACTGTCTAACACTAAATCGAACGAGGCCCTGACCAGATAGCAATCGTCTCATCGCTCTAAGTTTTGGTTTTTCGTACCAGTGTATCTTTTCTGGCTTACCAAATTTTAATGCCGCGTGAATTAAATCAGCATTTAAGTCCTTATCATTCTTGATGCCAGAATATCTTTCCGCATGAGAGGCGAACAAAATTTCATTACCAGAAACAACAGTCAAAGACGCATCATGTGCTGCGGCAGATATACCCCATTCAATCATAAATGAACGGATCCAGTTTACGCAATTCTTTAATTCGTTTTAGATACTTTCTTTTAGCAAAATATGATTTAATCTTGTTTATTAGTAATTTTAGCATAAAGTTCCTCCGCAAAGTATTCGTGGGCTATTTCAGTAGGATGTTTGAAGCCACAAACACCATGTATTTTCGGGTTATATCTTGAAACCAGAGTTACATCTTGATCGATACAATATTCTAGACTATTTTCTAACATTTTAGTAAACATTGGCAGATATTTCCAATCACGTTGAATATCCATAAACATCTCATATTTTGGCTCTACCATTCCTGTTAATAATAGTCCTTTATTGACGACCGGTTGCAAAATAAAATCAAATGAATTGGTTAGGCAAAAATTTTTAAAATTTTCCAAAGAAAAATAGTATGATTGCATTATCTTATAATCGTTGTAATGAAGATCCTCTGGTGCATAATTTTGATCGCTCATAACTTTAGTTATGGGTATACCATGCTCAGTAAACAACATATATCTATGCGGGGTAGTAAGTCCAAAAAAAATTAAATCTGTGGAAGGATTTATTTCACCGGAATGAAATGCATGAATTAGTTTTAAGAATGAATGTTCCATAGATAAGCCCGGTTCGGCATAATTGACATGTTCAAGTTCGAGTTTATTTGCTAATTTAGCGCCATAAGACTTTTTAGATGACATATCATTATACTGGGCATTATCAATATTTGCAACATTTTTTATATAGGTATCAAATTTACCAACCGACTTCTTTTCAAGAAGATGTTGTTCTTTTAGTTTATTGCATTCATCAAAAGATATTCCAAGAAAATCGTGATCCATGAGTTCATGACCAGAAGTAAAGGAACAGCCAAAAAATATCATTCGTTTTTTATTGCTAACGTCCATAATTATTTCCTGTGATCAATAGAAATAGGTCTAGGATTCTCAATTTGCTTATCCTCTAGAAATGATGCTAAACTATTACGCAAATCTATACATTGTTTCTTCATTTTACTACCATCTAGTAACATAGGAATTTGTTGGTCATATAAAGCTATTACATCCTCCAACTCTTTCTTAGGCATGTTGTGACAAGCCATTTGTTCAGGATAATATAGATAATTAAAATTTAACGGTTCTTTATGTGTAAATGTTACATACTGATTAATTATTTGATAGAGTGTAATCGCATCTCGAACATTAAATTTACTAACTGTCATGACAATGGAGCAATTAGAAGTGTTAGTATCAAATTCTTTTGCTATAATTTCTTCCTGACAATATTTTAAATTGTCAAGAACTTGATTCCACTTCGCACCAACTCTCAATTGTTCAAACTTTTCACCGTAAGAATCGATACTGAATGACAGCCATATTCCTCTAAACTTTTTCCAGATTTCAATTTCTTCACGAGACGGCCGTTGCGTACCATTGGTATTATATAACAATTGTGTATTTTCTGGATTTGGGATTTGATCTAACCACTCAAAATGCGTTTTATTCATAAGCGGTTCACCGCCGGCAATATCAATCCTGAAGTATCCGTTTTTTCCGGGATTTAATTTTTTGTATTGTTCAAGATTATACGACCAAGCAATTTCTTCGTTGAGACGGTCATATGTTTCTCGGTCCAATTCACCCTTGCGTAACAATTCCGTCGAGATTGCAGTTGAACAAGCTGGAGTGCATATAGTGCACCGAAGATTACACAATCTTCCAGTTTTTAATTGCAGATATTCCAGAGAAACTTCTTCTGGATTAGTTTTCATCAATCCGCCGTCAATAACCCACAAATCTTGTTGACGTTTACTCGATCTACCTTCTTCTTCTGCGAATTTACATTGATTGCAGCCGCTGGGCCAGATTCCCTCTGAGAGTTGATCTCGGTACTCCTGGAATTCTTCTTGCAAAACTCTCTCGGCATGTTCTATATTAACGAGTTTGCTTTTTTTGTCCTCTTTATGAATAAAAAGACAGCATGGAGTTACATAGCCATCAGTATCAACATGCACTGATTTCCACATAGACGGACAATAAATTTTGGTTTCGCTCATATGGACAAATACCACTCATATGCTTCAGGATTAATTATTTGTAGTAACTCAGGATATGTTTTACCACCCTTGTTGAACTTATCTCTATATTCATTAGTTTTCTTGATTTCCTTCAACAATTCCATATCTTCAAAAAATTCTTTATACATTTCTTTTTCTTGAATATAGGATTTAATAATATCAATACTTTTATCTGCGCCAATCATATTGCTGTTTTCAAATCTACTAATAGCATGATTTACCACTTTATCAAAAATATGCTGTGGAAAAAGTCTAATATCTAAAAATCCTTGCGCAGAATGTGGATATTGTTCATGATGACAAATATATTTGTGATTATAGATTTTTACATTATATTGTTCAAAAAAATCAAACCAGCGGTCGATGTCCATTAATACCGGAGACGAGAGAACAGAAGCAATACCAAATTGTTGATTCTTATTCAGCTTCTCATAATACTCGTCCCAATTGGTTGATACAGAATCCCATCTACCACCATCACGACAATACTCAAAGGTTTCATGTGTGCCGTCGATGCTTGCCTGAATCGATGGTTGATAGAATTCCAACATATCTGGAATATTTTTACCATTCCAAGATAACTTAGTAAGATTTGTATTATAATGGACACCTAATCCTCGAATGTAATCAGAATACTCCGGGTCCGAGGATAGTTGTTCCATCAATTCGACAACCATCCAATGGACTTTTGACATCATAGGCTCGCCGCCCGCCCAGTAAATATTCCTACATTCTTTATTTTTGATAGAATCCAAAATTTCTTTCGCGGTATTTTCTTCAAACTCTCGGTCGACTTTAAATTGTATAGTTTTATTCCACATCTTTTCATAAAGTGACATGTGGGTAGAACTATAAACATATCCACAACTCACGCACTGTAAATTGCAATAAATTGTTCTATGGTCAAAATAGGTCGGGTTTACACTCATCTCTCCAGTATCAGGATTATACCCCTCGAACAAATCTTTTTCATCGTAATGTCGGCAACTTTCTTCGCGCAAAGATGGAACATCAATACTCTCAAAATAATAACATCTATTGCAATGGTCTACTTTTTCACCAGATACCATTTTCTTGCGAGTTTCACGCATAAAATCAGAATTCCAAAACTGGTCTACAGTTGTTTTTTGTAACCCATCAATGTCGTCGGAAATACAACACAATTTTCTTTCATACTGCGAACCTATATAGGAATGCACAAAAGGATAGGGACAAATTGTATTATTATTAGAATCTATAGTCATAATCGAATATATCTTTCCATGGGCCCATTTTTCGGCTCAACTGCACTACGTCGAGGTATTTATTACCATTATTCCATTGCTCAGATGAATCTGGAGAAAATCTAAGATATGATTTCATTGTTTCAGTCAAAATATAATCTCTGTATTGAGATTCCTCATAAACCGTAGATAAGTCCTGCTTAAATTGTTTAGACGCACAATTTAACGACAAGTAATCGGGGAATACTATAAAATTCTGATTGATTGTAGTATGCGGTTTAAGTTTGGTCAATGGCACTGCCCAATCATAAAATTCAGGTAAAAAGGGTGCATTTAACCACTGAATACTACAAGTAATATTCATGCCATGAATATATGGATTCTCTAACAATTTGCGAATATTTTCATTTGCGACATCCCACTTTGACGGATATCGAATAAAAGAATTCTTATCTCCTGTGGCGTCTACACTGCATCCCAACGTGACCACTTTAAAATGTTTCCAATATTCGCTAAAAGAATCGCTATAGGTTGTGCAATTTGTATTATAGCTAATGTGAATATTTTTAGCAACATCCCACTCAATTAATTTCTCCAACATTTTCCACTGCATTGGCATAATGAAAGGTTCGCCGCCATTGATATAAAGATATTTCAAAGTATCTTTATGTTCTTTCAATTGATCGATGATGTCTTCGTTAAACCACTGGAAATTATCAAAATCTGTATTATTCTTTGTCACGAACGGAAGACTGTCTGCCCACTCGTTATAATCTGTTACCAAAGCCGAGCTGGAATCTGGATAACACATTAGACATTTCAGATTACATAGATTACTCAATCGCAAATCGATAAATTCTAATCCAGGCGTTTCGCGTTTTGGCCAACGAGTATTTTCTGTGGTTCTTCGAGATTTTCCACCATACTGTTCTATTTTATAGCAGCCCTCACAAGCAGATGGAAATTCCCCATTTAACATCTGTTCGCGGATCTTGTTAACAGACGGAGCATCAAAAATTTCATTTATCGTATGGGTTCGTAGATTTAATAGCTTACCATTTTCATCTTTGGCAAAACCGCTATCTGGTCCTCCCATTTTAGACACACAACATATAGAAACGTTTCCGTTTGGATGTAGATTCATATGATTAAATGGTAGCGCACAATAGCCATCATTTCTCATAATGTGTTGTACCATTCTAGCAGTTCTCCTGGAAATACATCTAGTGTTTTATTTCTGCGATGACTGTATTGGGAATAAAAACTCTTAAAATCTTTACGATTCAATTCCAAGTCATCGTCATATGCGTGAGGAGTTTCGATTACACTTACATAAGATATTAACCGTTCTACGTCACTCTTTTCATTGCCTATTAATTCGTTTTTATTTTTTTCATACCACACAAGCAACTTCTCATGTGCCGCAGTTCTAATGTTATCAGGAAGAACAGTCAAACTCTGAAATGCAGGGAATCTAAGAAAATTTATGCTCATCGAAATTCTGTTATTGTATTTGCGCTTCCATTGTTGCACCTGATCCATAAATTCGGTAATATTGAACAGACACAAGGCATTAATAGTCATCATCACAACGATACGTTTAACATTAGATTCTTCCAAAATACGTTCTACGTTGTTACACCATGCGTCATAATCTAACCCATCTCTAATATATTCCGCTTGGGCGCCTGTTGTTTCCATACTTGTAAAGAGACACAGCTTTTCGATATCAAATGACTTTTTGATGAGCCTATCAATAATCGATTTCTTGGCGCCCAAATTTGTATTGATGCCAAGTTCGAAAGTATATTT